GTTTTTGTTTTAGTTTTATAGGTTCTTTTGTCTTCTTTAAATTCCACTCAGATATATCTATCTTATTCTTTCCATCCAGCCATTCCGGTTTTACTGCTTGCCAATGATGTCTACAGTTCCAACCGCCGCAGTATTGTAGAGCTGGCCCTTTCTTCCCGGCCCAAGGGAAAGTCCAAGACTTTATTTGCGCTGTAGTATATATTTTCCCGGCCCTCACCTTACAAAATGGTCTGGTGGTAGCGATAATATCTCCAACATAAAGCCAGTGCTTAAGGCCAAGTTGCTCCGCTTTCATCTGGCTAATATTCCTATGATAGTCCATTATCATGTCTCTCGCATACAGCGTAGAATACATAGCCAGAGAAGCACCCGGAATCCCAACCACGTTTTTCGTGAGAGTATTTCGAACAGTATCCACTAGATCAGTAAATCTTCCGCCGCCAATTACCTGATCATATATTCCTTGTACAATTTTGTCCTTTTGTTGCGCTCCTATCTTAAGCCAATCAGCATAGTATCCATCCCTGAGTATTGCCATAGCCTCTTTATCTACAGCAGTAAACTTAGCTGCCATACCTACAGAACTAAATGACTTTTGTATAATATCGCTTGTGTCCTTAAAATTATCAACAATACTCTTTGTTGTCTTAGAGAAATTATTGTAAAAAAGATTTTCCACACCTTTGTGAATCTTCTGAGCCTGTTTTAAATTTACTTTCAACCCAACAAGTTTTCCAGCCTTAGTATCAAGCAGAGAAAGACTGTCAGTGATTGAACCTTCCAACTTCTTTATACTCCGCTCAACCATCTGAATGTGTTTCTTCTGCTTAGCAAATAACCAAGCATCAGTCATCTCGGCAGATTTTTGGACATCTCTAATACTGGTCATCTCTTTTTCTTCTTTGTTTTAACGTGTCCAGAGTAAGTTTTACCACCCTTAGAACAAATATGAATATACTTCCCTCCGGGAAGTTTCTTGGTGCGGATCTTGCCACCACTATTCGCTCATTTATTAAATGCTGCTGGCATTATTCTTCTCCTTGTTGGGGTTGATTATTTGACGGAACATTCTTTTGATTGTTTGGAGGAATATTTTGTTGTTCAGGCTGCATTCCTTGTATTACAATATCCTTGGTGCCTTCATCCATATCTCCACCAAAGGTGTCTGGTTTTTCATTATCTTTTTCTTTTACTCCTTGTTCAATTTCTTTATCGATGTCATTAAGCTCTTGCTCTGTAGCACCGGGAAGCATCTGCCTTGCAGTTTTCTTCTGTATCATTTCATTGAACTTATCTGATAACACAAGTGTTCTGGAAGTCAAAGCATTGTCTAAGTCTTCTGTCAAGTCTTGAACATCAAATGTTCTTTCTCTTTCTATCTTTACTTCATCCTTGCGCTTATCCCATTCATTCTCCCACTTCAACCAAAGTTCAAGCATCCGGTTTTCAACGTCTTCGGTGTTCATTGCCTTATTGATTATCTTCGCATTAAGCAATTGGAAGTCTACTTTCTTGGATACTCCTGATTGCGGGTTTGCTGTTGGCTCGGTTGCTGCCATGCCGCCGATGTTTGCTGCCCGGTATATCTCGGAGACTTTCTTATCAATTACTGTTACGATTGCTCCCATCGGCCCCTCAACCATTGCTTCGAGCCAATCCGGTTTACTATCCGGCATTTCAGGATCAAATTCCAATACTGATTGTACGGAGACTTCATCTTCCTGCTGAGGAGTATTTGTGTCTCCAGGCTTAAAATCTCTCTTCGGTTTCCGCATCTGAGGAAATGCTGCAAAGTTGATTATCTCCTCTATCTGAGACATATTGCGAATGATAGATAAATCAATTCTTGCCACTTCATGGACATCAGAAGCACCAATACCAAGTTTTCTTGACTTGTGGTTATAATACCAGATAAAAGGAATCACATCCAAAGGATTCTCTCCTTCATCTACTCTCTCTGCTTCTTCGGAATCAGTAGGGTTCTCTTTTGGCTTCCCTGTCTTTTCATCTTCAGGCATTTTCCAAATCTGCCATTTCTCTTTGATCCAAATTCTATACTGCTCCGTATCGTCCAACAACTTAATATAGGCAAGATATGGTCGATTGTTTTCATCTTTATCGAATTCCCAATCCAGTATTGCTTTAGGAAAGTACTTCGCTATGTAAGGATAAACTCTGGCATCAATTTGCTGCTGCTTTGTTTGGATACCAGACTTCTCGGTATTCGCCTTGTCAAGAAGTATTCCCATATGACCAAGTACTGCTGCATACATGGATAGATTCATTATCACTGAATCATAATCATTACCATACAAATCAGCATCCGCCATAAACATCTTCCATATCTTATCTTCATGAAGAGTACCAAGGGTGCGTTGTGCTCCCTTTTTGAAAAGATAAAACTGAAAGATTTCAATCACGCTCTTGGTGTAGCCAAATCCGAAAAGCTCTTTCATCCTTCTACTGTAGGAATCCTGCGGTTCCCTCTCATGCTTTTCGACCAAACCAAGGCGTATTACTTCCCTGACACCATCAAATACTGCCAGCAAGAAATTCCATTCATCTACATTGGCATCGTAGTCTTCATGAGTCTCTTTTAAATCACTGACAAGCAGTATTTCTCCGCTTTCAACCTTTTGTCTAACACTCTTTTCGATATCTGCCATTGTTCTTCTCCTTATCTCACTTCAACAGCAATCCTGCCCCAATCAATGCCGTTAGTATTTACTGCATCATATAAAATCAAATTGAAGAGATATCTCTCCTTGGAAGTCAATTCTGCTGATCCAAGTTTTATAATTATCTTCCCTGTTACGCCGGTGTCCCAGTCAAACCATGTTGGATGATCGGCGCTGCTTATGGCATCAACATCTCCTTCTACTTCTACCAGCTCTACCTTTGTGATGTTGTCTAATGACTGGGCTACACCATTTGCTGTAAGGAGCAAGTCAATGGAATTGTCTCTATCGTTGTATACCTTTTCAGTAATTACCTTCGCCATTTCAAGTCTCCTTTATTCTATTATGTGAAGTGATGTTTTTAATCTCTTTGATATCAACTTCAGTCATTTTTCTCTTCGGAGTAATATTGGTGATTTCTTTATCTGTTAGACTCTTTATCCGCCTATACGGAGTCAGAGAGAATATTTCAGTGTCAATTGTTGATAACCATGCTTCTAACTGCGTGGTTGTTGTGGTCGAAGAAGTTGTGGTGGTTGTACTACTCGTGGAACTGGAGCTGGATGTCGAAGAACTTGTCTGGGTCGTTGACGAAGTACTGCTCGTTGAAAATGAAGATGTGGTACTGATGGAGCTGGTAGAACTTGATGACGATGATACTGTGGAGCTGGAAGTACTACTGGAACTGGACGTAGATGTTGTTGATGTCGAACTTGAACTGGAAGATACTGTCGAAGAACTTGAACTGGAAGTACTACTTGTGGATGTTGTGCTGGATGTTGAGGATGTGCTGGAAACTGTGGAGCTGGAAGTACTACTTGTTGAGCTGGTCGAAGATGTACTGGTTGTGGAACTGCTGGAGCTGGTGCTTGAAACTGTAGTACTTGAGCTGGATGATGTCGAAGTTGAAGTAAATGTCGATGTGGTCGATAGAGTAGAAGAACTTGTTGAGCTGGAGCTGCTCGTGGTGCTGGTCGATGTGGAAGAAGTTGTGGAGCTTACAGTTGTTTGACCAGGCTCAGTTGATGTTGTTGTGGAGACACTCGTTGTGGTGCTAGACGAAGATGAAGTACTCGAAAGTGTCGTAGAAGAAGAACTGCTCGTTGAGGTGGTTGTGCTGGAGCTGGAGCTTGATGATGTCGAAGTACTACTGCTGAACGAAGTTGTGGTCGATGTGGAAGAAGTTGTGGATGAAACTGTCGTACTGGAACTGGAGCTGGTTGATGTTGTTGAAGTACTGCTGGATGTTGATGACAAAGTGGATGTTGAGCTGGATGATGAAGCAGTTGTAGAAGAAGAACTACTCGTGGAAACTGTCGTGGAGCTTGTCGATGTCGTTGAAGATGTTGATGTGGAAGAAGTAGTAATTTGAGCTTGTGGAGTTGAAAAATCAATCCATGTTACCTCTATCCAAGTAACCGGAACCGTTGTGGTAGTAGAACTTGAGGAGGAAGTAGTTGTCGAGCTTGAGGTCGATGAAACCGTTGTCGAAGAACTGCTGGATGTTGATGTGCTGGTCGAAGTACTGGAAACCGTAGTACTACTGGAGCTGCTGGAGCTGGATGTCGTGGAGCTTGACGATGAACTGGTCGTGGTCGAAGAGGAAGAAGAAGATGTCGTTGTCGAAGAGGAAGTAGAACTAAGTGTCGTGGATGAAGAAGTAGAACTAAGTGTCGTGGTGCTACTGGATGAACTCGTGGATGTTGAGCTGGATGTGGACGAAAGCGTAGTACTACTTGAACTGGAGCTGGAACTGGTCGTTGTCGAAGAACTGGATGAAGAAGTTGTCGAAGAAGAACTTGAGGAGCTGGAACTGGTCGTGGTAGAACTCGAAGTACTACTGACTGTTGTTTCTCCGGGTTCTGTCGATGTTGTTGTAGAGACACTCGTGGTTGTCGAAGAACTGGAACTGGTGCTGGAGAGAGTCGTGGTGCTTGAGGAACTGGAAGAAGTTGTCGAAGATGTTGATGTAGAGCTAAGTGTCGTTGAACTCGAAGAAGAAGAACTGGTAGTTGTCGAGCTGGAGCTTGAGAACGTTGTAGTACTGCTCGAAGACGAAGATGTTGTTGAGCTGGACGAAGATGTTGTTGTTGTCGAAGAACTTGAACTTGTGCTGGAAAGTGTTGTGGAGGAAGTACTACTGGAAGATGTTGTGGTGGAACTTGAACTTGAAGTCGATGTACTGGAGCTGGTCGTTGTCGAAGAACTTGAGGTAGAAGTTGTCGAAGAAGTACTGCTGGATGTTGACGAAAGTGTTGTGGAGCTTGAGCTGGACGTGGACGTGGAAGTCGAACTGGTAGTACTAGAAAGTGTGGTACTGGAGCTTGAAGAGGAACTTGTAGATGTTGAACTCGAAGTAGAACTAACTGTCGAAGAACTTGTCGAAGAGGAGCTGGACGTTGTGGATGTCGTAGTTGAGGTCGAAGTTGATGAAGTAGTAATTTGTGCTTCGGGAACTTCTAACTGAATCCAAGTTGCTTCTATCCAAGACACTGGAATTGTTGTTGTGGAGCTGGAAGAAGTTGAAGTTGTTGTCGAAGAAGAAGTACTACTGGAGGACGTTGTTGAGCTGGAGCTTGATGATGTCGTGGTCGATGAACTGGATGTTGTTGAAGTAGAAGTACTGCTTGTTGTTGTATCTTCAGCAGGTACTAATGGTAAAGCAAATATGAACCAATCAGTCATATAACTGCTGGATGATTGCCATGCCATTGTAGTTGAAGTAGAAGAAGCTGTTTTATGACCCATACCAGCGCATTCATAGCCGAGATCAGTACCTTCTACTTCTTGCCGTGAAGTCTGGCTGGCATACGGAGAAATCGTAAAACTTGTAGAATTACTCTTTCCAAACCAACTTACATCAACTACTTCATCGCCAGAAACAGTTGTGACATCAACAGTTGCGATTGCATACTCACTATAATCGTAATCTGAAGCATGTGTTCGAGCCGAATCTACTCCAGTAAAACTAATGGCTTGTAATGTAGTTTCATCCTGATTACTTCCCCAAGAGCAATAAAGAGTGGATGTTTGATCCGCTGGATTCGCTAATACATAGAGAGAAGACTTCCAATATTCAAAAGTAAGTGTTTCAAGTTTGGTGAGTGCGGTACCACCAGAACCGCCCCACTTACAACTGGTAGGATTAACAGGGGTGCCAGCACCACTATTAACACCGGCAACGAGATAAAGATCACTTCCCGTAATCTGCCAAGAAGGAGTCTCTAAGTGATTAACAGCACTTCCACTAAAAGTTTTAGTAGGACTATTTTGATAAGCTATTGCCATTTAGCCTTCTTCATCCCTTAATTCATAAAACCCTTCCGTTCTTATTGGTCCATTAATAATTTCTATCGTACCACGAAGTCTTCTATTTCTTCCATCTTGCTCTGGTGGTATTCCAACAACAAAAGAACTGATTTGTGCTTCAGTATTATCCTTTCTTATATATATCCCACCAAAAGCGCCGAAACCACCACCTGCAACCCATGTTTGACCGTTATCGAAACTTAACTCCTGACGATAACTAATTTCACTATTTTCATTTGGCCAGATAGTCGGGTTTTCAGTAGTGCATCGAACTATTTCTACATAGATATTTGTAACCCAACTGCCAACAATGCTTGCTGGAATGTTATATATTCCGGTAGCATAATCATCTAACGGAAATGATTGATCCCTTAATACAGTCATTTTTATTCACCTCTATACTACGGTTGCCGAAAGTCTAATCCGAAGATTAGTGTAATCAGTTATACTATCTGCTTCTGCTTCTGATAGAGTGTATGAGCCTTGGTAGATAGTATCGGAGATATCATTCTCAGCCCATGTTGCTCGTTGAGTTACTCCTTCCATTAAGTAGAAAGTCAAGTTTGCTGTACCTGCCCCATGCTTCCTTATTCGATATCGAATTGTATGATTAGTTGATATTTGTGGGTCATCAAGGCTATCAAGAAGCATTTCACAAACATCATTTGTTGGATCATCAGAGGAGTAAATATAATCATCATCATTCGGAGTCACTTCATCTACCATAGCATAAAGATCTTCTCCCTCAGACGGCAACCAGCCACCTTCGGTTACATCACTGATCGGCCTCGCATATTGATAAGATAAAGGGCCGGTTGTGGTAGTCGAGCTGGAAGATGTTACTGTAGTAGAAGAAGATGTCGAACTGAGAGTGCTGGAGGACGTGCTGGAGCTTGAACTTGTGGTTGTCGAAGAAGAAGAACTCGAAGTAGTAGTACTACTACTGGACGATGATGTGGTCGAACTGGAGGAAGAAGATGACGTGGTTGAACTGGAGAAAGATGATGTGGTCGTGGAGCTGGATGAACTCGTGCTGGAAACCGTGCTGGAAGAAGTACTACTGGAGGAACTTGTCGTGGACGTTGATGTCGATGAACTCGTGGAGCTTACTGTCGTTGAGCTGGACGTGGAAGAACTTGAGGTGGTAGTACTGCTGGAGCTGGAGCTGGTTGACGTAGAAGTAGAACTCTGCGTATTAGTTGTTGTCGAAGAGCTTGAGGAGCTGGATGTCGTAGTCGAAGAAGATGAAGACGAAGTACTTGTCGAAGTCGAACTTTGTGTATTGGTCGTGGAGGAAGAAGAACTGGAACTCGTGGTGGTTGAAGAACTGGAACTTGATGTCGTGGTGGAAGAAGAACTTGAGGTGGTTGTGGAAGAAGAAGAAGTCGTTGATGTTGTTGCCGCCGGTGCTTGAACCTCCGCATGAGTATTTGCTCCGTAGGTGGCACTGGTAGGAATTGCTCCAATAACACCTTCAACAATACGGAAGTAATATGATCCTTCAGAAGTATAATTGCCATGTACAGGAGTAATCGCCCAGTCAAGCTCCAATACATCATTCTTCGGCATCTGGAAAGAAGTCTGGGCTGCTTCAGCATAGAATCCTGTCTCAGAAGCACTATCGGCTACAAGCGCAGCAGTATCAGCAAGTGCTGCTCCGTCAGTATTCTGACCATTAGCATAATCCCAATGGGCACTTGGACCCAAGTCTGTCCAATTAGTAGCATCATCTTCGGAGTACTGCAGCTTCCACGAAGTAGCAGTACCATTCGCTCCACCATCTTCAATAATCTCATGGCGAAGGCGGAGGATGATTTCATCGGTTAATGTATAAGAAGCATTTTCAGAAGCAAGCGCATCACCACCTGAAAGTACTGCTGCATTATCACCGAACCATCCCCAGTCACCTTGCTTTGGAGTATAACTTCCGGGCATTTACTTCACCTCCACCCATCTGTAGGTGCATCTCTCTGGAAGTTCTTCTGTTGGATCTCTGGGCCAGATGTGACAACTAACCGGCTGAACCAAACGATGCCTTATCTTGCATACTGCTTCGGGCTTGCCGTTTACTGTTTCAAACATCAAGTGTTCACAAGCTATCTTCCGATATGGAGTATTACAGCAATCACCACAACGATTACACTTCCCAACAAGCCTGTAGTTATCTACCTGAAGAACATTAAAGGCATCATCCATAATGATTAGATGTCTTTTACTATCCAGATCATATTCTACTGATCCAACTACTTCATATGCATCATTAAGTATTGTTTGTTTGATAATCATTTCTCCTCCTATTGTCCAACTATATTCAAACCACCGGGAGCATATACTGCACCACCAGCACCACCGACTACATTTAATCCTTCATTACCACCTGGTTCTGGTTCTGGTTCTCCACAAGATTCAGCGGATATAAGTACTAGTTTGATTGCATCAAAAATAGTATAGCCAGCATCACCTGCTGTTATTCTGAAATTGCCGGTTCCCGCTTCGAAGCAAAAAGTATTTAGATAATTCCATTGACCTCCATCAATTCTCTGATTTATTGTTCCATTACTATTCCCTTCATAATGTGTAATGATATATGGCGCTGCATCAGCATCATATTGATATATCGAA